ACGACCTCGACGTCCAAGCCCAGCGCAACAATTCGTGATCGACCGCGCCACGTTTTTTCGAACAGCAGCAGCTTCGCCCACCGCCCCGGAAGCCCCGCCTCGGTGATATCGATGAAGCCGACGCCCTCGCAACGCTCAGGCTGGTCGGTCAGGCAGACGATGTCGTAGGGCTGCCGCGCGTGCCGCATGATCCCGTCGCGGACCTTGGTGACGCGCCCGAACGGAAACTCGGTGCCCGCCCTGACCAGTGCGAATACCACATCATAGGTAATCCGCATCGCGCCACCCGCGTGGCTTCGTCATCGTGACGACCGCCATTGCAAGCATCCCGAAATTTCCGCCGATAATAAATGCCGCTGCAATCCATAACCAACACATGAGGTACTCCTTCAGAGGTAGCCTCACCTCAGCATTTCGACCCCGTCATCGAGCGTGACCTTCTGGAAGCAGGCGATGCTTGATGTAGGACAAGCATTGACGACGCTGATGCCCAGCCGGTTCAGGTGCGGGACATAGACCCCGAAGTGGGCAGCCCAGACCTTCCAGTTGGCTTCGCTCTGCGCGCGCTTCTTCTGAGCGTGCTTGTCGGGTGAGCCGTTATCGTAGGCCCCGTCATAGTCGAAGCCGAACAGCACGACCCGCTTGGCTCGCTTGTGAATGCAAATCTGCATCGCCCCGAAGCCTGAGGTCCCGCCGCCATAAACCTCGCTCGGGTTTTCTGAGACGTCCTGACCATCCAGCCGCCGCAGGAACGTGATGTTCTTTGCGTGCGGTGCGCCAGCCATCTGATCCTGAGGTAACGCCCAGTAGATGCGAGACTGCAAGTTCTCCAGCCTGTCGAGCCACATCCCCTGACCAAAACAAGCATCGGCCCACGGCATCGTATCGATCAGGCTCTTGATCGCCAGCACATGCGCGCCGCCCCTCAGCCGCTCGAAGTCGAAGCCGACAAGCGAAGGCCCGCCGCCGACAATGGCAACGGGCCGGTCGTCCCAGAATGGTTTCGTTATTCTTCCGTAGACATCCATTGTCCCCGCCTTGACTGAGATGTGGAAAGGCGCGCGCCCCGTCCGCGCGCGCCTCATCCGTCATTCGTACTACTGCGCGATATCGGTGTCGACGCCCCTGTTGTACTGGAGCCTGAACTGAGCCAGCACCGCGAAGATGCGAAGCTGGTTGATCAGGTCCGGTGGGTAAAGCACGTTGACCCGGTTGGGGTCGTTGGGGTCGCGTTCCACGATCAGGTTCTTCTTGAACGCCTGAGCGTTCTCGACACGCCCCAAGAATTCATCGGCGCGGTACTGAGCGATCAATTCCGCCTTGATGATCTTCGGGGTGACGATTGCCTGACCGGCACCGAACCGCGTGCCGTCATCGGCCAGCTTGTGACGCGGGTACTTGCTGGTGATGGCGTGACGCTGCGAACGGAACAGCGCCGCGAGGGTCGCGAGCGTCGGCACCAACTCGTAGGCGTCGTCACCCTGACCGTAGAGGTTCTTCTGGTAGGTCGTGCTCTCACGAAGGATGGCGGGGATGCCATCATCGTTCACGCCCTGCGTTGCGATGCCGACGCCCGAGAAGTCGTTGCACTGCTTCTTGGTGAAACGCTGATGCTTCGGAGCCGGGAGGCACCCTTCCAGCGCGAGCGTCTGGAGCGGGCGAGCCGGGTCGTTCAGAAGCGCCCGCGCAGCCTTGGCAGCGTAGGCAGCCGCCCAGACCCACGGAGGCGACGGTGAGTTCGCCTCGATGCCCATGACGGAGAGAACGCCGCTGTTGTTGTTTGGACCGTAGTCCAAGAGGTCGGCGTAGCCCTTGTCCTCACCCTGCTCGACGCCCTTGTGAGCGGCGAAGATATGACCGTAGAGTTGACGCAGCCAGCCCCAGCGACCCGTGTCACCGAAGCCGTACTCGGCTTCCAGCAGCGACAGCGACGTGCTGTCGGTGAGGCCGGTCGCAACGTACTCGTAAATCTCATCGCCAAGGTTCGTCAGCGCCGTGGAGATATCGACGGTGCCGGTGCCGCCGGTCAGCCGGTGACCCGGCGGGATGGTGACAACCAGACCAACGGGAATGCGCTCTGCTGCGAGCGCGCCGCCGTAGGCGAGACGCACGTCGATTTCGTTTCCTTCGACGCCCTTGAACTTCGCGGTGAGGTCTACCGCACCGGCAACACCGATCAGCGCCGTGACCGGCATCGAGAGGTCGGCGTTGATCGCCGTCTCAATCTTCTTCGCGACGTCCGCAACGGCTTCGCCAGCACCGACGAACACTTGCACGCGACGACCCGCAATGTAGAGCGGCAGCGTGCCTGCGGAGATTGCAGGCTGCGTGACCGTGAGCGTGCCCATTGCCGGGACGCCTGCCGCTGCCTCATCGATGGGGACAACCCAAAGCTCCTGCGCGAAGTTGTTCTTGGTGAAGCTCTCGACCATCATGTCGAGCATCGAGCCGTAGCCGAACAACTGACGAGCGTCGGCCTGAGACGGGACCGGGATGGGCACGTTCGCGACTGCGCTTCCATCATCGCCCTTCAAGCCGATGATAAGCGAGGTCAGGCGCGAGCGAGGATAGCCAGCCATGCTGGGATCAACTTCGACCCAGTAAAGCGGCATCTTCCAATTGCCGGGAATGGAGTTGAATGAAACGGGCATCTGCGCGGTCTCCTTCTCAAGTCAGGGGTTGGTGCGGTCGCTGACCGCCGTTGTATCGTCCCGCCTTCGTCTTCGCCGCCTTCGACAGCGCAGCGGTGATTTCGTTCTGCGTCAGGTCGTACTGGCGAATGATCTGCATGACCTCGTCGGGGTCGGTGTCATATGACGGGTACCGCGTCTCGATGTGCAGCGTGTTGAAATCGTCGGTGACCCTCGGCTCGAACCAGCCGGTGAACTCCATCACCATCTCGACCCTGATTTCGAACAGCGTCGTCTCGCCCACCTTGGCGTACTGGCTCTGCCGGTCCATGCCGGTGAAGCCCTCGACCAGCCTGACGAACTTCGGCTCGCTGAGCAGGATGTCGTCTAGCTCCGACATCATCGCTTCCAGACCCAGCAGCTTGTTCTGATCGTCGGTGTCGGCCCACTCGCCACCGGAAAAGCCCAGCGTGAGTTCGTGCTTGAACTTCGGCTCCGCGTGGTTCGCGCCCATCCCGATGCGCCGCTCCCTCAGGATGTAGACGCCCAGCAGCGGGAGGTCGGTCGGCTGAACCTGAAGCGCGGGCGTGTTGCGATAGGTCCTGAAGCGCGCGCCGAAGCCAGCCTGCAACAGACGCATCGCTTCGGTCTGCATCATGCTGGCGTAGTGGCTCATGGCTTCTGCGTCCTAAGCATCAACATCGCGCCGCCCTGACCGTCGAGGTCGCTGTCGCCAATCCAGTATTTCGAACCGAATGCCGGGTGACGGCTATCGATGATCTCTACGTGGTCGCCGCGATCAGGCGGCGGTCCCACGAAGTCCCTCACCCGAATGCCCAGCGAGGTCTGCTGGTCGGAAAAGATAGTCTCGTCCTGCATCTGCACATCGACAGGCGAGGACGAGTAGATGCCCCGGCACTCGAAAGCGGGCGCGCCGGGGTCACTGACGAGTGGCGTGAACCGAACGAGGATTGAAAAGATATCCTCGCACTTGTTGAGGACCAGTGCGTCGAAGTCGATCATGGTCCCGCACCGCCATTAAGTGTAGATGCCGCTCTGCAACGCGAGAGGTCGCGTGCAGAAGTTGAGCGCGTTCATCTGCGTGTCGAGATGAATGCCCTTGTCGTTCTGCATCGTGTACTGCTTGACGTAGCGCGGCTTGCCCAGCGTATTGACGGTCTCGACATAGTCCGCAGGCGCGAACACCGTCGCGAACAGGTTGGGCACGCCGGTCGGATAGAAGTACGCCTTGTTGGCTTCGACCATCGGCACGCCGGAAACGTATCCGCGATAGTTCGTCCAGAGGATGCCGCCGAACTCGAAGCTGCCCCACGTCTGCCCTGCGGAAACGTAGCTGCCGCGAAGCTCAGCCGCGCCCTGCCAGTTGAGGTAGGTCGCGCGGACCTCCGGTGACATGATCAGCGCGTCGAAGAAGTCGTCGCCGCAGATGGCTTCGACGCCAGAGAACATCTGGCCGTCGAGGTTGGCACCCATCGTGCGGATGACCTTCTGACAAGCCTGACGAACAGCGCCGGTCGGAGGCGTGAGACTGAACGGGAAGCTGATCGGGGCTGGCTGCACCAAGCTGTACTCGGTGAACAGGTTCAGCACCGTGCCATCGGCGTAGGTGATCACACCCTTGATCGCGCCGACGCGGGTATGCTCCTGCGTGTACTCCAGCGACTGACCGGCAAGCTGCATGCGCTCACCGACCTTCGTCATGACACTCTCGGTGCCGGTCTCTTCACCGAACGGGCGAACGCCCTGCACTTCCTCAGCCATGACGGCGTCGTTGATTTCGAAGTGAGGCACGCCCAGCATACGCATCGAACGCCGACCCTTCGGCAGCGTATGGCCGGGACCGCCGCGCGGCGTCGGGGCGATCAGTTGGAGGATGCCGCCCTGCTCTTCGATTGCCACGACCGTTGCTGAGGTCGAGGTTTCGGAGAAGATGCCCTTGCTCGAAATGAAGCCGGGGACGAATTTTAGATTGTTGATGGCGAGGGAGAGCGGCACCACCCCGAAGGCATCGCCGCGAAAGATATCCAGCATTTTCGTGTTCCTTTATGTCTTGCTGCCTGTGCGGCGAGCGGCTGAAGCTGTTCTTCTCAGGTGCGGATGATGATGCCAGCAGCGGCGAGCGTCTGCGCTGCGATGATCTGCTCGGGCGCGGTGACCGAACCCCAGACAAGGCACTTGCCGTTCACCTCAGCATCGCGAACGATGATGGAGATACGCAGACCTTCACCGGGGATGGTGCCGCCAGAGTAGATGGCAATCGCGTTGCAGTCCGCGCCGACCGTTGCCGGGACGTAGGTCGCGAACTGGTTCGCAGTTGCCTCAGCCGTCTTCTTCAACATCTGACCAGCGAGAACAGTGGCCGGGTCGGCAATGTAGGCGTTGGCGCGCGAGCGTTGGCCGTTGGCTTCCGACAGGATAAACTCAGCCGGGTGGATAGGCTCGTTCTGCGGAGTGAAGTGCGGGACGCTGTGAACGAACGGGCTGATCTCCGCAGCGCGCTCGGATGGGCTGAGCTTCGAAAGCCGCTCATCCTCCTTGATCTTATCCTCGCGTGCCTTGCGCTCCGCATCGATGCGGGCGTCCTCGACCTTCTGCCGCTCCTCAAGAGCCTGCCGCTCGCGCTCATGGACGAGCTTGCGCCCCTCCTCCATCTTCTGCGTGTCAGCCTCGACGCGCTTCTTCTCTTCCTCTTCCTGTCGCTTCGCCGCCTCCGCGACTTGCTTGCTGTTGTCGAAGCCAACTCCTGCGGCGGCAGTCGGCGCGGGCGTCACCCGGCGGTCTTCGCTGTGGGTGCGGTCGTTGTCCTTGTCAGCCATGTCGATATCTCCTCTGTTTTGAATGCTTACTTCGTGCGGGCGTTGATCTTGTCGGTGATCTTGTCCCACGCCTTCGCAGGCGGGGCAGCCGGGACCAACGGGTGATGCGAGAGGACCGACTGTTCTCCCGCTGCCAGAAGCTCCTTGCGAACCGCATCGACCGATGTGCCCGCGCGGATGTATCCGCCGACACGCTCAGGCGCGCGCGCGAGCGTGCAGAGGTCGGTGACCGACTGCACGTACGCCTTATGCTCATCGATGCCCTGCTGCTTCACAGCCTTGATGTCGATGACCTCGGCAGAGCGCGGAGTGCCGGGGGTCGGTGCTTTGTCAGGCTCACCCGGTCGCGTGACCGGCGGCTGCTCGGCAGGCTGACCCGGAGCCGGATGCTCGGGATGGGGAGAGGTCGGAGCCGGTGGGACAACCGGCTGCTCCACCGGCTCCTGAGGTCCCGGCGCAGATTGAGGCGGGTCGCCCTGCTCGGTCCCTGTCTCTGCGCGGAATTTCTCCGCAACTTTCGGAGGCAGAACACTGAGCCTCATGCTCGCTGCCAACTTCACCGGGGACGATACCTCGTCGGCATAGCCCAGCGACTTCGCCTCGGTCGCGTCCATCAGCCGGTCCTCTTTCATGAGCGCGCGAACCTTCGCGGGCGTCTGACCGGAGCGCGCGGCGTAGGTGGCTGCCATCGACTTGTCGATGCGCTGGAGGTCAGCGGCGAGCGCGAGCATGTCCTCGGCGTTACCCATCGAGAAACCTGACGCGCCATGCACCAGCATGAAGGCGTTCGACGGCATCACGATTTTGTCCGCAGCCATCGCGATCAGCGAAGCCGCCGACGCAGCAATGCCATCAACCTGAGCAGTGACCTTCGCCTTGTGGTTCTTGATTGCGTTGTAGATGGCAACGCCATCGAACACGTCACCGCCGGGAGAATTGATGCGGAGCTTGATCTCGGGCACGTCACCAAGCGCCGCAAGGCTCTCGATGAATGAACTCGCGCTCACCGCCTCGTCGTCCCAGAATGATTTGCCGATGGCGTCGTAGATCAGGATTTCAGCGAACGGGTTTTTCTTCTTGTCCTCGTCCTCTTCGTCATCCTCGACCTTCGACATCGTGAACCAATTACGCATGATCAATCTCCTTTAAGCTGCTGCCTCATCTTCGGCATCCTCGGCATCCTGTTTCTGCTGGTCCTGCTCCTCAGGGTCCTCCCCGTCAGCCGGTGCAGACGGATCACCGCCACCGAACGGCGAAGGCTTGGGTGGGCTGAAGTCCAGACCCATCCGCTCCTCGCGTTCGTGATCGGCAGCGATGCGCTTGTCGTTTTCCTCGGGGTCGAAGCCCTCTGCCTCGACCACATCGCTGCGCGACTTGAAGCCCGCCTCGACAGCCAGCTTCTCGGCTTGCCGGTCCTTCAGCGGGTCAACCCAATCATTCCGCTGCGGTATCCACTTGGCTCGCTGATAGGCGGTCTGGTCAGCGAGGTAGGCACTCTCGTTGATCGGGAATGCCTGAGCCAGCACAGCGGTGTCGAGCCAGCGCCGCCATATCGGAGCGCACATCTGAAAGACCATAACGTTATGCTGGAACTGCTCCAGCTTGCGTCGGTACTCGACAATCGAACCGCGCAGCGACGAGTAGTTCGCGCGCCTCAGGTCTGACGTGCCCAGCGAGTAGGGGATGCCCAGCGCGGAGAATATCGCAAGCTGCTGGCGGTACTGATAAGCCTCGTAGGTCCCGCCGACATCGGCAGGCTCGCTGAACGTGATGGTCTCACCCGGCAGCAGCGTCTGCATCGTCCCCGGCTCAAGACCGCTCAGCCCGATATTTTCCTGCGGCGCGCTGTCGTCCATCCCGTCAATCGGGATCACATCTTCAGGCGTCGGCGTGGTGATGAAGCCCGCGAACATCGCCGCGATGCGCTTCCGCTCAAGCTCGGCGTCGTCGTACTGATCGAGGAAGAACAGCCGGGTCAACGCCGGGGTCACCAGCGGCACACCGCGCATCTGACCGGGGCGCGTGCATTTAAAAACGTGCAGCACTTCAGATGCCGGGACGCGAACCGTCTCCGTCGAGAACGGGACGCTCTCCACCGGGAAGTCGCCGGGGTGGATTGGATAGAAGTGGTACGCCGCGCGCTGACCGCGATGATCCAACTCGATGCCGTTCATGACGAAGTTGCCGTTCTCCGCACGGCGGTTGTCGTCGTAGGGGCACATATCGCTTTCGAGCAACTGGATTTGCAGCGGCACCTTGAAGCCGTCTTCCGGCCTGCGATTGCGGAAGCGAACGAAGTACTCGCCCGCATCGAACAGTGCCCGCGCGCCGATGGACTGCATGCCGTAGAAATCCGCGATGCCATCCGCATCGCACTCGTCGGTCCAGTCGAACCATTGCTCCATGATCATCTCACGGAGTTCAGGCTGGTCGGTGAGCAGGCTCGACGGCTTGATGCCGGTGCCGATCAGGTTCGCGGCGAAGCTCTCACCGGCTGCAACGGCGTGCGGATTATTCCGCATGACATCGCGGCAGCGCGCGCGCAGCAGATCACCGGATGACGCGAGGATGGAATTGAATGTGAGCCGGGACGGCTGCCAACTCTTGAGCCGCCTGCGCTGGCGACCGCCGTCGAAGTCGGCTCGGGCTTTCTTCTCAGTCTTCACCGAGACAGCCTTGCCCTTGGGCTTCACGGTCTTGCCGGGTGGCTTCGTTGGTTTGCGAGCCATTACAACCCCTTGTCCCACGCGGTCGTCATCCTGATCTGGCGCATGCGACCGCCGCGACCCAGCAAGTCCTCAAGCTCTTCTTCGAGGCCAGAGAGGATTTGTCGAAGCTCAGAGAGCGAGCGAAACTCGGTGCGCTTATCGCCGTAGCCCGCGCTGTCGACGCCTGAAATTATAATCGACTTCAGACCCTTGATCTGCTCAGCGATTTCTTCCGGCGTTGCCGCCCTGCCCATGCGAGCGACAAGGCTCTGCGGGACTTGCACTCTGACCTGAGCATTCCCCAGCGGAGGGCGCGGCTCCGTGGGAGGCACGTTCACCGTCTCGATGGTGGTCTGCGTGGGCGTCTCGGTGATGGTCGTATGGTGACCCGGCGTGTCGTGAGGCTCAGCGTGCGGGCGAACCGGGCGACCGAAGGGCTGAGTAGGATTGATCCCAACGGCGGGGCTGACACGCGGGTGACCCGTGGCTGGCTGAACCGACACCGGCTGGATGAAAGCCTCAGGGACGCGCGCGGCTTCGGCTGGGGTGACCGTCACCGTCTCGGCAAGGTTGGAGCGCCTCGCCAACTGCTGCTTCAGGATTTTGATTTCTTCGAGAAGCTGCTGTTCTCGCGTCGGCTCGTCTGGCACCGGAGCATTCCCGATTATGCTCCAAGATAATTCGACCTGATAATACGCCTCCCCCTTCGCGCCCGTGTCGTCATCGGGGGTGGGATAGGCATCGCTTCAGTTAGTGGAGGAATTACCTCGGGTGGGGTTTCCGGCTGCCTGCCGACGCTATCTGTAGCCTCAGCCTTCGGTTTTTGCAATGGGATGCGCTGGACGTTCAGGAGGTACCCAGCCGCCGCCTGCATCGCCTCGCAGTCGAAGAAGTGGTTGTCGCGTGACCTCTGGACCCACTCGACAGCCCCGGTCGGCTTCTTCAGCCGCGCCTCGGAAACGAGTTGATGGCAGTAGTCGTCATCGACCCCGTTGAACACATGCCAGCCACCGACGCGGTCAGGAGGCCAGCGCAGCCGCTCATGCACCCATGATTTCCAGTGGTCGGTGTCGAGCCTGACGAGGTCCATCCCGTACTTCGCCGCCTTGCCATCCTTCCGGCTGACTTCAATCTTCGAGAAGATCAGCGGGGTCCGCATCGCGCCCGACGACCCCTTGGTCGGTCTGACCCTCCGCAGGAAGCGGCGGCAGAACTCGTAGATGCGATTGATCGGCAGCGTATCGGTCTTGCCCGGTCGGAAGCCGCTGTCGATGAACGAGAGCTTGATCGGCATGCCATCGATGGGCTGGGATACAAGATCACCCAGCGCGTCCCAGATTTCCTCCTCAGCCGTGTCCCCCCTGAGGTAGCCGTAGTTGATCAGCCAAGACGAAGCGCGCGGTCCCCAGCCCCGGATCACCCACGGGATGGAGTGCTTCTGAACGTCAGCGGTCAGGGTCAGGTAGAGAACGTCCTCAGGCACCTCGCCCCGCTTGTAAGTTGCGGCGCGAGACTTCTCCTTGATCTCGACCCACTCGGGGACCTCACCGCCACCCGGCGAATAGAGTTCACCGAAGCCAGCGTTCATCGCCTGCTGGACCATCGCGTCGTCGCCAGACTGCTGAGCCTCGACCAGCGTCGAGATGCGCTCCCGCGTTGTGACGAACGGCGAGGCAAGCCCGCTCACCCAGTAGGATGCGGTCAGGCTCTCTCGCGGCGCACCATGAATGTTTCCCTTGGCATCGACCGACTGACCCGGAGCGACGAAGCGCCCGTTGGCATTCATCGCCTCCTTGTGACGCTCCTCGATGACCCCGTGACAGGCAGGGCATTCGATGAACGCCTCACGCCCTGCCTCCATCGGCGTTGCCTTCAGCGGGAAGCGGATCAGGTTGAAGCGCGGCACGAAGTACTCGCCGCACTGAGGGCACGGCCAGCACCAGTGATGCCGGGTGCCCTGCTGCCAGAGTTGCCATATCGGACTTTCGATGTCCTCGGTCGGAGCCGCGTCCCAGAAGTGCAAGCCTGAGGTCACGTCCAGCGCGGGGCCGACGCGACCCTTCTTCGGGGTCGAGGTCACGACGCAGACGAAGTCCGCGTAGGTATCGCCGCGCCGCTCGACCAGACCAAGGGGACCGCCCTGATCATTCACGTTGTCGCGCATCTCGTCGTACTCATCGACCAGCGCGAGAACGGCGGGATCAGATTTCAGCGCGCTCGATGACCCGGCATGCGCGAGGCGGAACGGCACGCCCCCGACCATCTTGCGGGTCTTCGTCATCCGCTTCCCGCGAATAACTTTCTCGACCAGCGTCGGAGCCTCATCGAGCAGCGACATCACGCGAGGTTCGAATTGCTCGCTGAGGAATTGCTTGTTGGGACCAACGTAGAGAACGGGACCGGGTCGCTGATCCAATCGCTGACCCGCGACGTCGAGCATCAATT